TGGAAAGCTGAGTAACATCATTGGGAAGAGCAAGAGGAGCTTCAACAGATTTCTGAACAGCTTCCATAGTAAGCAAAGCAAGACGCGCTTTCGCTGCATATACTGGTAGAACGTCATCGAACGAACCTCTGGTTTCGCCATCAAGCGAAGGACGCTGAGCAATCGCAACTGGGACTCTACCGATTTTGTTTGGTATTTCGGCAAGTACTATGCCCCCACGTTCTGGTATGAACATGACCGCACGTTTCTTGTCGGTCCATCGAACTACCTCAAGTAATTCGTTTCCGCTTGCAGTCTGACCAAATGAATTTGGTTTTAGAATTTTGTCTGCGTATTCTGGGTATAGCGCTGCTAAATCTCCAGCTTTACGATAATACGAACGACAATAGACAGATACTTCTCCGAACCTGTCCATGTCGTAATATGCACCCATGGAGTTTTCTACATGGATGTGTGGTCTATTTTCCTTGAAATTAGGTTCTACTCTAAATACACAGAAACCATAGGTTCCTAATTGGTCTGCGCCACGCAGTAGCTCTGTTCCAAGACGAGAAGAGGCAACATAATAATTTGCAATCTTAGTTCTCTTATCAGCCTTAGAACGCTGTGAATCATCAAGGGATGAATCTCCAGCAGCTGTTATGGTAGGTAATACGCCTGCCTGCTCAGAAACATCGCGAGCAACCACATCGATAAGGTTGGCAATAATAGGTTTAGACCATGTTCCTTCTGGTAACAAACCACGAAATACTTGGTCTGCATTTCCAGAACGGACTAGTGCAACCTCGCGCATGCGTTTATCGCGCTCGGAATTACGAGCCTTTAGTTGCTCATATGCGTGTACAAGTTCTTTCATTATTACATTCTCACTATTCGCTGTGCAGCAGCTAAATCATCTAGGTTAACAATGTACCTATCTTCGATTTGCTTCTGAGGAGTAAATTCATTCTTTAAGAAATTTGGCACATTACTTGAGGTTAACAAAACATCACGGGCAACAATCTCGCAGAACCATAGAGCCATTACAGCATCCATCTTTAGTCTTCTGCCTTGAACTCCTGGTTGCCATACGACTAACTGTTCTATTAACTTCTTGATATGTTCATTACGTGAAGAGTCTGGTAACTCAATTATGTTATCGCCAGCATGCTTCAAGTTGTTGTTATTGCCATCACGTTTCATGATAGTGCCGAACAACGGAGCCAGAGAAGCTACACCAAACTCTGGGTCTTGCTTGTTATTACCTGTGTAGTGGGGGCGGTAGTTAATACCGCGAGTAGAGAGGAAGTTTCTAATTTCCTCATCTTGGGTTAGGAAAAGCTGAAATGCGTTGGACTCAACGATAACAGTATGAGGATGGTAAGCATCCGTCCAATCTCGAATCAGATTGCGAATCGCTGCAGGTGTGGGGCTGCTCATGACGTGAACGTCCATGACAAAGCGCTTGTGTGTTCTGCGGTCGACTGCGTAAGCAACTGCTGCGGTGTCACCAGACATAGCAGGGTCAATACCGATTACTCGGTAAAAGTTCTGCGGTGAATCTGGATGACCAGCAGCGCCTGCAATCAGCGCACCCGATTTTCTCATTCCGTTTACTGCGCCTCTGACGCACATCGGGTCGAAGATTGCATTTTCTGCGATATCGAGGTTTTGGTATACCAAGGACCACTTGGAAGGACCAGCCTCATTACGGACCGCGGTTAGACGCGGTCCAGTCCATCGGTCAAAGAATCCATTCTCATCTGGGGTATCATCCTCAGCGAGTGGTTGCTCTGACTTACCCCAAAGAGTTTTCCAATCCTTTGGGTCGTCTGCGTAATCTAATACGGCAGGCATGGACAAGTATGACCACGGTACGATTCCGTCCGTGTAATGTTGCTGGCTACGAAGTTCTTTATATAAGTCGACTGCAGATACGCGAGTTCCAACGACAAGAAGCTGCCCTCCACCTGGTGGAAGACGGCTGGCAACTTCTTGGCGAATCCATTCTTGTTGCTTAGCCCACTCTCCAGCATTAGAGAGAGTGACTACGTCGTCAAGTACGATTAAGTCGGCGCGAGCGCCGTATACCTGACCGCCCATACCAATAGCTTCGATGGTAGGGTCTTTAGCATCTGACTCACGGATATCCGCGCCCAGATAAATCTTATTAGCCGACCACATGTCGGCAGTGGCTTTATACCCATCGGTAGGACCAAAGCCTGCTTGTAGGTCAGCATACCGAGGATGAGTCAGGCGTTGCTTGATAGCATAAAGAAACTTCTTAGCCTGCTCTTGGGTTTTAGAAATAACAATCACATTGATGTTAGGGTTTTTAACTACGCGGTAGGTAACGTAGTTAATGGTTATGGTCATAGTCTTGGCATGGTTTGGAGGTATATTTACCAAGAGGCGGGACAAACCCGCCGACCCTTTTTCGTAAGTCATCGATGGATGTATCCAGCGAGGTTCCTTACCTTCTAACATATCGACCACGTTAAGCATGTGGTCCCAAACTTTAGCTCCCAGGTACTTCTCAGAGAACTCGGCAAAGTCAGATATACCAGACCGAGCTTCGTCAGCGAGGTCTGATGTTCTTGACCGAGCATTATCTATATAAGCAGCGAAGCCTTCAGCTTCGCGCCGTTGGGTATCATACCAAGACCGAGAACGACCAATAACCTTTAGGGCATCAACGATAGTACGCCCCTGGCGTACCAGGCTGATTAGCTCTTTCCTGGCTTCTTCGGGGGTCAGGTTTCTTTCCAAGTCTTCTCCAGTACTGTAGTGGTCTACAGGGGTATAGACAGAAGTATCCCCACTATATATTTTAACCAAGGTAAAGCAGGCGTTAAGCCTGCTTTCTGGGGGCTCATTAACA